GAGACCAACTGCCGCTTTTACTTTAGCTAATACTACACATGCGAATGGTACGGCAAGAAATGTTACAGTAACAACAACTGGAACTGGAGATAATTCAAAGACAGTAACAGTTGTTGGTACGGACGTTTTTGGTGACTCCTTAACAGAGGTTATTACTTCCACTGGTTCGGCAGAAACAGTGGCGGGTTCTAGCTTGTTCTTAACAATCACTTCGGCTACTTGTTCAGCACAGTATGCTGCAAACGTATCTGTCGGTTCGGGTTCTATATGTGCTCAAGCCGTAGAGGGTGCTAACCGAATTAGGATAAAAGGTTTTGCAGTAGTATCTGGTGGTACAGCAGGAGACGTAGAGTTTATAAACGGATCTCCAGAAAGTGGTACAACATTGTTTAAGTCTAGAACGATAGGCACTGCAAACGACACTGTAGATAGGACAGTTCCATCTCAAGGTGTTTTGTTTGATAGTGGAGCTTCTATTAAATACACAGTGGATGTCGCAGATAATATCACGGTGTTCTACGCATAGAGGGTTGAATGGCTAGAAAACCAGACAAACAACCACCTAAAACTAAAAAATATTTCCGCTCCACTAAGTCTGGAGCGGGAATGACTAAAGCAGGTGTTGCTCGTTACAGAAGAGATAATCCTGGAAGTAAATTAAAAACTGCTGTTACTGGTAAAGTTAAACCCGGGAGTAAGGCAGCTAAAAGACGTAAGTCATTCTGTGCTAGAAGTGCAGGCCAAATGAAAAAGTTTCCAAAAGCAGCTAAAAACCCTAATAGTCGTTTGAGACAGGCAAGAAGAAGATGGAAGTGTTAACTTTGAAAAATATTATTAGTGGTGTTGTAGGTGCTGTAACTGCCTCTTTTTTTCTTTGGACTACCTCTACGCTTGTAGAGGTTGACAAAAGAACTGCAATTACGGAAGTTAAAGTAAAAGAAAACAATGAGATGATAAAGGTTTTATGGACAGAATTTGTAAAGAGGAAAGATGATGGCGATCTCGCGGGGTTCAATGTCAAAACAAATTTCCAAACCTGGAGGTAAAAAGTGGAGTGCCAAGAGGAAGAGAAAAATCGATTGCTCAAGACCTAGAGGGTTTTCTGAAAGAGCACATTGTGCCTCTAAAAAAAGGAGAAGTGGTAAGAGGTAGTCCAGTTAAATACTGTGTGTACTGTAGACATAAAAAATGGTCATGTATTTGTAATAAAAAAAGGAGAGCATAATGCCAAAAGACGCATGTTATCACAAAGTAAAAGCCAGATATAAAGTATTTCCATCAGCGTATGCCTCAGGTGCCATCGCAAAATGTAGAAAAGTTGGCGCTGCAAACTACGGAACTGGTGGTAAAAAGAAGAAGAAAAAAGCCGAAGGTGGTTTGATGGCGGCTATAAAGAGAGTTGACAGAGAGCAGTCAATGAAAGCCAAAGAGGGCAAAGTCGTGAGAATGACTAAACGAAAGTCAAGTAATCCTAACATAGCACGAGGTTGTGGTGCTATAATGGCAGGCAGAAGAAAAAAGACAAAGTACGCATAATGGCAGTTAGAAAAACAAAAGCTGGTTTAGCACTTAAAAGATGGTTCAAAGAAGATTGGAAAGATCAAAGAACTGGAAAAAAGTGTGGAAGACAAAAAGGAGAAAAAAGAGGTACACCTTACTGTAGACCAACAAAACGTATTTCTAGCAAAACACCGAAAACAGCTTCAGAGATGACAGCAAAAGAAAAAAGTAGTAGGATAGCACAGAAGAAAAGATTAGGACAACCAGCAGGTGCACCTAAAAGAGTCAAAGCGTTGAGAAGAAAGAAGAAAAAATGACAACTTCAAGCTCAAGAGATTTTAATTTAGATGTAGCAGAACTTATTGAAGAGGCATACGAAAGATGTGGCTTGGAGATGAGAACTGGTTACGATGCCAGAACTGCTAGACGTTCTTTAAATCTTATGTTTGCTGACTGGGCAAACAGAGGATTAAATCTTTGGACAGTTAAGCAATCAACTGTGGCGGTGACTTCTGGAACTGCTTCTTACACTCTCTTAGATGCCACAGTCGTAGATTTATTAGAAGTTGTTTTAAGAAATAGTTCTGGAACAGATTTTACCTTAACTCAAATGAGCCGTAGTGAGTATTTAAAAATACCTAACAAAGACAATTCTGGTCAACCAAGTCAGTATTTCTTTGACAGACAAGTAACTCCCACGATTACATTATGGTCAACTCCAGATACTTCTTATACTTTGGTCTTCTATTATGTAAGACGAATAGAGGATGCAGACACTTTGGTAAATACAACTGATGCACCTTTTAGATTCTTACCATGTATGGCAGCAGGACTTGCTTATTACATAGCTATAAAAAGAGCACCTGAAAGAATACAAATACTAAAAAGCATATATGAAGAAGAGTTTCAAAGAGCCGCAGCAGAAGATGCAAGTAGCACACCTCTTAAATTAACACCTAATATTTCATATTTGAGGTACTAATGTTTGGTGCAACTCCTTTAGCTGTGATAACAAGTAAAGATCCAGATTTTAAAAAAAAGTTAAATAAACTGGAGAAAGAACGTAGAAAGAAAGATGAGTATCTTAAAGGCATAAGAGATATGATGATAAAAAGCTCAAAAGTTAAAAAGAATATGGGTGGTGTTATGAAAAATAGAGGCGGCACATTTAAAGGAACCTACTAATGGCTCGATACGCAAGTGGCAGATACGCATGGGGATATTCAGATAGATCTGGATTTCGTTATCGTTTGCGTGAAATGAGAAAAGAATGGAACGGACTTAAAGTAGGTCCAGATGAGTATGAAGCTAAACATCCTCAACTAGAACCTAATTATCCAGGCCCAGATCCCACAGCATTGTATGAACCACGACCTAATCAAGATACAGACTTAACTGCATTTATAGTGTACACAAATACGGGAGATGGTATAATAGGACAAAAGATGACACCGTTTACGGCTACGATTAGTCTTGGAACAGTAACAGTGAGCACAACATGAGTTTTACTTTAACAACATTAACTGCATCTATACAAGAATGGACAGAAAATGATGAGTCTACATTTGTAGCGGAAATACCTTTCTTTATACAAAACGCAGAAGAAAGAATATTTAAATCAGTAGATCTAGACTATTTTAGAAAAAATGTTACTGGAACCATGACAAGTGGTAATAAGTTTTTAGAAAAACCATCTGATTATTTGGCAACTCATTCTTTGTCATTCGTTAACGCCAGTAGCGAGAATGTTTTTCTTTTGCAAAAAGATGTAAACTTCATACAACAATATACACCAAATCCAGCCACTACTGGATTACCTATTTACTACGCACAGTTTGATGTGGATACTTTTATTGTAGCACCAACACCTAATAGTAGTTTTACAGTGGAGTTGCATTATTACTACAGACCAGCATCACTTACGACAGATGATTCGGGAACAACATGGATAAGCACAAATGCACCAGATGCCTTATTGTATGCTTCTCTTGTTGAGGCATATACTTTTATGAAAGGTGAAGCAGATCTTATACAACTATATAACACCAGATATACAGAAGCCTTGAGTAGACTCAAGACATACGCAGAGGGTAGAAACTACTCAGACTCTTACAGAGATGGATTAGTTAGAGTTCCTAAATCTTGACTTCTATAAGATAAAACTTATAATGTCTTATATGAAAAATAAAAGTATAGCTATAGTCGGTTTAGGCAATAGTTTTTCAGAATATATATTAGCTAAAATTAGAAGCGAAAAATTTGATGAAGTTTGGGCGATAAACTCCATGTCTGGAGTCATTTATCACGACAAATGCTTTATGATGGATCCACCTTCAAGATTCCTTGACACGCCTAATGCTGGAAAGCAAACGAATATAATGGCAGACAGATTAAAAACAAAAATCAATGTGCCTATTTTTTCATGTGTTTTGGACAAAAGATGTCCAGATGTTGTGGAGTATCCATTACAGAATGTTTTACAGAAAACTAAGTATGCTTATTTAAACAATACTGTTGCTTATGCACTTGCCTATGCAATAGCAGAAGAAGTATCTGACTTGCATTTGTTTGGTATAGATTTTACACACAAAGCAATTAATTTTGCAGAAGCGGGTAGAGCATGTTGTGAGTTTTGGTTAGCCATAGCGGTGTCTAAAGGAATAAAACTTCACATAGCAAACAGTTCTTCTTTGCTAGACACTAATGTTTCAGAAGATCAAAAACTATACGGTTATCATAGATTAGATGACCCTTTAGTTTCTACAACTACACAAGGCGAAATGTTAATTACTAAAAAATCAAAACTAGAACCTCCAGAACCTTTAGATGCAACGCCTAATTTAATTGGTAGAGAGGATATACCTGGAGTTACTTACGAGGAGAAAAAGAATGTTTGATTTAAGTTCAGGAACAGTAGGAAGTGTGAACGTAAAAACATCACATCAAGGTGGATTAACAAATGAACAAATAGCAGATCTGGCTGTAGATAAAATAGCAAGTATATCAGATCAAGCACCCCCTCATGTAAGACAACAAGCAAAAATATTTAAAGAACATTTGAAAATTGTTCTGCATCATTATTTACTCTTGGCAAGAAGAGAAGAAAGAGGTACTATCATTCAAGCCTTACGATCAAGTGGTCAAAAGGAAACGGCTGAGTATATAAGGAGACTCTAATATGGCTATAACACAAGCGATGTGCACTTCCTTCAAAAAAGAGCTATTAGAAGGTGTACACAATTTTAAAAATTCTGGTGGTAATGATTTTAGATTAGCACTTTTTGCAGAAGGCACTGGAGCTAAAGGATCAACAACTGCAACACTAGGAGCTACAACAACTGCATTAGTTACAACGGGTGAGGTTACTTCTAGTGGCACATATTCAACTGGTGGTGGACTTTTAACAAGAGTAGATCCAAGTACTTCTGGAACAACTGCTTTAACAGATTTTGCTGATTTAAGTTTTACAACAGCAACAATTACAGCTATGGGTGCTTTGATTTATAATGATTCTGCTTCAGGTAATCCAGCAGTATGTGTTTTAGATTTTGTATCAAACAAAACATCAACATCTGGTACATTTACTATTCAGTTTCCAACTGCTGATGCAAGTAATGCGATCATAAGGATAGCCTAAATTGTCAAACACTACCTTACAAGGTTGGGGTAGAGGGACATGGGGTCAAGGTCCTTGGAATCAACATATTAATGTAGAAGTCACTAACGATACTAGTGATGGTATACCAGAAATACAGGCAACAGGTTCTGTAAATTCCGTAGTTGGTGTGCCAAGTATCACTGCAAGTGTTACTGGCTTATCTGCAACTACTGCCATAAGTCAAACTGGTGCTAGT